CACTATGACAACACTTCACTGGGTCAGGCTGACACCGAGTAGGGTCGTCACTGGCCACAACGGCAACGGCAACGGCTACGGCTACGGCAACGGCAACGGCTACGGCTACGGCAACGGCAACGGCGGCGGCAACGGCGGCGGCAACGGCAACGGCTACGGCAACGGCTACGGCTACGGCTACGGCTACGGCGACGGCAACGGCTACGGCAACGGCGACGGCTACGGCAACGGCTACGGCGACGGCTACGGCAACGGCTACGGCAACGGCTACGGCAACGGCAAGGGGAGAGCACTATGAAGATTGTGGTACTTACAAACGGTTTCGTGTTGGTGTGCAGGACGTACACCATCGTCGACGGCCATCTACACATGACCAGCGTCCGGTGTATCCGGGCATGGGGCACCGCTCAGGGACTCGGCCAACTGGTGAACGGCCCGACATCAGACACCAGACTGGACACCATGATCCCGGTGGTGGCAGCCCCCCTCCACTCGCTCGTGTTCAACTTCGACATAGTCGAGAGTGCATGGGCATCCCACATATAGTCGAAACCACCTTCGGGTGGTCTGGTCAGGGTGGCTCCCTGATCACTGATGAGACAAGCCATAGGAAACCACACAATGCGTCCATCCCTTCTCTCTGACACTCTCGTGTCCCTCATCTCGATCAACCGCACCGTCGCCGTAGAGGGCGCTCCCGGTGGTGGCAAGACCACGTTGATCCGCGATGTGACCCACTCTATGGGTCTGCACTACATCGAGAAACACATGCCGACCATGCTGGTCGAGGACTTCGGCATCCCTGTCCTCGGTGCCAACACCCTGACCTACCAGATTCCGGACTGGTTCCCTGCCAAGGGGTCACGCTACGACGACGGTCGTGGTGGTGTGCTGTGCTTCGACGATCGGAACCAAGCCCCGGCTGACATCCAGAAGGTGCTGGCCAACATCCAACAGGCCCGTAACCTCCATGGTGTCGAGCTTGCCAGTGGCTGGACAGTCATCTCCACTGGTAACCGCCAGTCTGACCGGGCCGGGGCCAACAGGGTGCTGTCCCACCTCCGCAATCGTGAGACTGTGCTGGAGTTCGAGACCAACCTCGACGACTGGTCCAGTTGGGCCCTGACACATGGTGTCAAGCCCGAGGTGGTGGCCTTCATCCGCTTCCGTCCCGGTCTGCTCCACGACTTCGACTCCAACAAGGACCAGAACCCCACACCTCGTTCGTGGGTGGAGGGTGTCAGCTCTGTGCTTGGTGTCGTCGCTCCGGAGGCTGAGTACGACTGCTTCAAGGGTGCCGTTGGTGAGGGGGCAGCGGCAGAGTTCGTGGGCTTCATGAAGATTTACCGCAAGCTGCCCAACCCCGATGCCATCCTGCTCAACCCTGACAGTGCTGACGTGCCGACTGACCCGGCCACCCTCTACGCTCTGTCCGGCGCCATCTCCAGCCGCATCTCCAGTGCCAACATCAGCCGGGCCACGACCTACCTCGGCCGCTGCCCGGCGGAGTTCTCTGTGCTGGCCATGTCCATGGCTGTCCGCCGTGACCCCTCTGTCACCTCGACCAAGGGGTTCATCGACTGGGCCATCAAGAACCAGAACGTGCTGTTCTGAGTGTTGCACTGCTCTAAACTAGCTGTTAAGTATGTTATATGTAACAGGAGGATACCTCAATGCGAAAGACCGACCCGCTCTACCAACGCTGGTGCAACATCAAGCAGCGGTGCTTTAACCCTAGGAACACAGGCTACCACCTATACGGCGGCCGCGGCATCTCTATGTGTCCGACTTGGGTAGGTTCTTTCGATGCGTTCGCCAAGGACGTGGGGTATCCGCCGTCCCCTACCCACACACTGGACCGCATAGACAATGCGAAAGGGTACTCCTCTGACAATGTCCGTTGGGCAACCCCTGAGGAACAAGCCCACAACCGTAGGCCTAACCGGTGCTTTACACACAATGGCAAGACGCAACCGCTTGCGAAGTGGGCAAAAGAACTGGGCCTGTCTTACACAATGCTCCGGCATAGGGCTGACCACGGGGTCACACCACCAGAGTTGTTTGACGCAGGTCGCAGGCCAACAAAGCGACCCGAGTTTTCCATCGAAGTGGACGGAGAGCAACTGTCTATCAAGGAAGCCGTGCGGCGCACCGGCATCAAACGATCAACCCTCTATTATAGATACAGAAAAGGAAACACGACATGCAGTTAAGCGACCGCGCTCTCCTCGTCCAGCTCAACGTCTCCCAGTGGACGGCACGCAAGCTGGACAAGAAGGCCACCAAGCAGGTGGCCGACAGCAACTACGCATCCAAGGATGCTGGCAATTACAACAAGAAGCTGCTGCCCATGAGCGACAGCTTGGCCAACATCCACACCATGACGGGTGACATCCGTCGGGAGTTCTACACCAACACCCTGCCGTGGGGGCTGGAGAACACCCACATGCTGCCGACCTCCAACTACCTGTCCTTCATGACCACGTTCCGGAAGCGCAAGTCGGAGTGGGAGCTTGTGGTACGCAAGTTTCTGACAGACTACCCGACCTTGCAAGTCACGGCGCAGCGGTTCTTGGGCAACCTCTATGACTCGGCCGACTACCCCGATGTCCACGACCTGCTGCACAAGTTCAAGATGGACCTCGTGGTCATGCCTGTCCCGACCAACGACTTCAGGGTGCAGCTGGCTGACGACGAGCTGTCCAGCATCCATGCTGACATCCAGCGCCGGGTCGAAGAAAGCAGTTCGTCGGCCATGAAAGAGGCTTGGCAGAGGCTTTACAGTCATGTTAAGCTGATGTCCGAACGCTTGGGTAACACCGAGGGTCGGCTCTACGACAGCCTGTTTGACAACGCCATCGAGCTGTGCAGCATCCTGCCACGGCTCAACTTCACCGACGATCCGGACCTTGAGGCGATGCGGCAGGAGGTGGAGGTCAAGCTGGTGGGACACAGCAAGGAGGCAATCAAGGGCAGCCCTGCCCTGCGCAAACAAGTGGCTGACGAAGCCAACGCTATCGCCGCCAAGATGGCAGCATTCATGGGAGGAGTAACACATGCCTAAGTATGAAATCCAGCTGACCTTCTACCGCACAGTGGAGGCAGCAGACATCGATACGGCAGCCGACATGGCTGACTACGAGAAGTCCCGACTGGTAGATAATGGGCTGGCCGGGGACCTCGGCTGGGAAGAAGCCACCACTGCGGTCAAGCGTAAGAAAACCAAGGAGTAAGACACATGCAATCTCTCGACACACTCAAGACCCGCTTGGCCAAGGCCAAGACCTCTCTCATACTGGAGCACCCCTTTGTGGGCTCCATCGCTCTGGGTATGCCACACACCTATCAGGAGGGCATCGGCACGGCCTGCACCAATGGCAAGCGTGTCCTCTACGACCCCAAGTTCGTGTCTGATCTGACCGACGATGAGCTCAAGTTCCTCGTGGCTCATGAGTGCATGCACCCCATGCTGGAGCACAACTTCCGCCGTCAGTCCCGTGAGCCCAAGCGGTGGAACAGGGCGGCTGACTACGTCATCAACCAGCTGCTGGTCGACGAGGGCATTGGCAAGTTCATCGAGGGTGGCTGCCTCAACAAGGCGCTCTACGATGCTGGCAACGGTGTGTCCGAGCACATCTACACCCTGATCCCTGAGGGTGACGGTGACGGCGAGGGCGGCGGTGACATGGGTGGCACCGGGCAAGACCTTGAGGATGGTGAGGGCACGGCACAGGACCAAGCCCAGCAGTCCTCTGAGTGGCGGGTCAAGGTGGCGCAGGCTGCGCAAGCTGCCAAGATGATGGGCAAGCTGTCAGTGGGCATGGCTAGGCTGGTCGACAGCATCCTCAACCCGACGGTGGACTGGCGCGATGTGCTCCAGCGCTTCGTCACCAAGCACAAGACTGACGAGCGCAGCTTCTCCCGGCCCAACCGCAGGTTCTTGTCGCAGGGTCTCTACATGCCCAGCCGTAGCGGCGAGGTGATGGGTCCGATGGCCTTCTTCGTGGACTGCTCTGGCTCCGTGGATGACAAGCAGCTGGCCCAGATGGCGGCCGAGATGCGCACTGTCCATGAGGACCTGCGTCCTGAGAAGATGCACGTCATATACTTCGACTCCGAGGTCAGCCACTATGAGTGCTACGGTCCGGATGACAGCCTCGACATCCGCTTCCATGGTGGTGGTGGCACTGATGTGCGTGCTGCCTTCGACTACCTCGAAGCCGAGGGCCATGCTGACGGCATCGTCTGCACCGTGGTGCTGACCGACGGCTACACCCCCTACCCCGACAGCTGCCACTACCCTCTGATCTGGGCGATGACGACCGACATGGACGCTCCCTTCGGTGAGCATTGCCGGGTGACTGTGTAGTACCCCCGATACAAGTACAACAGGAGACAAGACATGATAGCAGGTGAGTTCCTTGTTCTGGCAGCGGCGTTGGTTGCTGCCACCTTCTACATAGTAAGACTACAGGCAGAACTGGGTGACTGCAACGAAGCCATGGATGAGGCCGAGGAGGCACTCGAAGCGGCGGACAAGGCGGTCGAAGTCTATCAGCGGGTGCTGATGGATGTAGCACATAATCACACAACACTGGAGGTAACAGAGGATGGCACGCTCATCGCAACGCACCGCTCTTTTGGAAAAATACAGATACATTAACACCGAGTTCGACCGCTGGTGGGAGTGTAATGAGTCGGACTTCAAGGAGGATATGAAAGCGGTGGGCATACATGTGGAGCGGATATACTTCTCCGGGTTCAGTTCGCAGGGTGACGGCGCCTGCTTCGAGGGCAAGCTGGACAACGCACTGGTCTACCTCGACCACCACCACAAGGACCAGTACCCCATGATCCGCAAGCTGCTGGAGAATGGCGGCGAGGTCTATGTCAACTGCGACCACACAGGGCGCTACTATCACGAGAACTGCACCCGGTTCTGGGCAGATTGCGACACGCTGACAGGCATGTTGCCCCAGCCGACCGAGTTCCACGAGGCTATCGTCGAACAATGGCAGGAGCTTCTTGCCAAGGAGATGGAGGACTTCGAGACGGCCGTGACTGAACAGTGGCGGACCTACATGCGAGAGCTTTACCGCAAGCTCGAAGCTGAGCACGAGTACCACACAAGCGACGAGGCTGTCTGGGAAACCATCACGGCCAACGAGCTGGACACAGACGCAGAAGATTTGGATGAGGAGGCAGCATGACACACCTAGTATCCTACGAAGCAGCCAAGGACCTGTTCGCCAAGGCCCGCAAGCCCAGTGCAGGCAAGCCCCTATCCACCAAGGGGTGGCGGCTGTTCAAGGACGGCGATGAGTACATTGCGTACCATTTCACGACGCAGGTGGCCCGCTTCCTGCCGGACAACACCCTGCGATTGCTGGCCCCCGCGACCGGCGTCAGTCAACTCGTGCCGCACACCATCCACAATGTCCTGCCCGTGCGGTATGTGCGGCGGTCCAGCGCCCACTACAGGGTCCGTCCGGTCGTGTCCGGTAATAGTACGGAGTTCATCTCCTACGACTACCGCCTGTACGATGGCCTGACCATCGACCTGACGGCGGGGCTGGCGCCCAACTACAGGGAGCCCCAGATCGTGACCGACCCCGTCGCCCGCCAAGACTGGCTGGCCAAGTCCAAGGCGCTCAAGACCTACCTCAAGACCATAGTCAAGCTGGGCGGGTTCACGGCTAGGATCGAGGTTCTGCGGGACAGCGGCGCGACACGGTGGGACTTTCCCATTATGTCTTACCGTGTGCCCGAAGATGTGGCCATTATTCACGCTGCCCTCAACGGCGACGACATGGAGCGTGTTGTGCAGCGCGTGGCAGAGGACATGTTCCGGACATTCTACAAGACGCCCGATACCACAGAGCAGATGAAGCTCATCGACACGATCATCAGTAAGCACAGCCATGCCCTGCGCACCGCGCTTGGCGTAATCACAGAAGTCTGAGAGGAATATCAATCATGCAACTCGTACCTATCGAGACCACGATCATCGTGGCCAACGTGCTGCCCTCCGGGGCAGCCTTCGCTGTCCGTCTGGACAACGGGGACAACTGCTACATACCGGTCAGCGTATCCAAGGCCGGCGTCGTGGCGCTGGGGGCCGAGCTCACTGCCCGTCTGGTGCCCAACCGCTTCCCTGACAAGGCAGACCGGACGCCATGGCTGGCCGTCCATGCGGCACGCCCCACCAGTGCGGCTCCGGCGCCCCTCTCCAGAGCTGTCCAATACGCCATGCCCTTCGAGCAGTTCGACCTGACGGATGCCTTGCAGGTTGCAGAACCGACAACGGCGGACCGGGTGCGTGCCACCCTGACTGGCGGCGGTGTGTGGACTGTCGGCACCCTGTTCGAACGCCTGTTCCCCGGCAAGACCCGGGGCGACGGGCTGACTGACTACAACGCCATCTCCGGCGCGATCCGGGCGATGTATGCGAGGGGTGAGTGTGCCAAGTTTCAGCTGTGGCGGTCGCCTGACCAGACCAAGCCGAGCCGCGAGTGGTTCACCTGCTACCCCGAGAAGGCTGACGTTGATGAATGGGAGGAATGATATGCCTAAGTTCCAGATCAAAGCAGAAGAGACCGTGACCTACATCTATGAGGTCGAGGCGGATACCATTGAGGAGGCTGTTGCCCTCGTCGAGGAGGGTGACGCAGACGACTACCACGAGGTGGACAGCACAGCCCCTTCGGCTGAGTGGTATGCTGTCTATGGGCAACCCGGGTGGATTGAGTGGCAGAAGAGGGAGGAATGATATGAGCGACTTTGAAACTCACCCCGTAGGTACAGCGGCCCGCATTGCCGCCCTTGAGGCGGTGGTGAAGGCGGGGGATGGGTTGGCGGCTGCGGTGGATGCGATGCGGGAGGCGGCTATTGATGCCATAACGGCCGTCTGGTCAGATGTGGTGGAAGATATGGCCGAATTTGGATTGGAACACCCAGCACAAGCCGAGATTGACGCCATCCGCGCCATCCCCACCCCGTTCACGGGGGCCAAGCCATGAAGGATACCCCTTGGTTCTGGCTCTGGCTGCCCGTCGCACTGTGGTCTGTCGCTATCCTCGGAGTAGTCCTCTACGAGGCTCTGGGCTACGGCTGGATCGAATACATCATTGGAGCGTGTAATTGATATGAACAAGTGCCCAGAAGCATACCGCGGTCTCACACCAGCCAAGGAGTGCCGCTTGCGGTCGGCGCGGCTCGGGATCACCGAGGTCCCGGGACGTGTGCCGATGTCGCCTGACGAGAAGCGCGGCAAGCAGACCCTCGAGACCAACACCCGTGGCAAGCAGATCATGGCTGCCCTGCGCAAGCGGCCCATGAGGGGGTCCGAAATCTACAAGATACTCGGAGTGACACCGCAGGTTGCCCACAACACGCTGTCATCCCTGCTGAACGACGGCCTGATCGAATACAAAAAGGAGGGGCGGACTCGCCCCGTCTGGACCATCGCCAAGGTAGAAACAAGTGACACACAAGGAGAAGTCACATGAGCGAGTACCCGCTGAACTCTGAACGACTGGAGACATGGGCCATCGACATGGCCAAGCATGTAGCCAAGCTGTCCAAGGACCCGTCGACCAAGGTCGGCGCCATCCTGTTCGACCACAAGCGGCGCTTCGTCAGCGCTGGGTACAACGGCCTGCCCCGTGGGGTGCAGGACAAGCCGGAGCGGCTCGATGACCGTGACACCAAGTACAAGATGATCCGCCACGCAGAAGCCAATGCCATCGCGTTCGCCACCGCGCCGCTTGACGGGGCGACACTGGTGGTGACCCACCCCTGTTGTGCCCAGTGTGCTGGGGCCGCCATCCAAGCAGGCATCACCCATGTTGTGTGGCCGATCCCGACAGCCGACTTCCTCAAGCGGTGGGCCGCAGACCTCCGCCTTGTGCTGGAGATGTTCAACGAAGCAGGAGTGGAAATCCATGAAGTCTGAGGGGACGCAGGCCGACCTCGGGGGAGTCAAGTTCGACCAAGGCAAGCTGCGCTACGATCTGCTCCCGCCCGAGATGCTGGAAGAAGTAGCACTTGTATTAACTTACGGTGCTGTTAAGTATGGTGAGTATAATTGGGCGAAGGGCATGGCATGGAGCCGTCCCTTTGGTGCACTTATGCGCCACATGTGGGCATGGTGGGGTGGTCAGGACAACGACCCGGAGACAGGGTACTCGCACCTGTCTCACGCTTTGTGTTGTGTTGTGTTCTTGTCAGTGTACCGGCGCCGTGGCATAGGCGCAGACGATAGGCATAAACTAGGGGGCGAATGATGGACATAGTTACTATCGACTTTGAGACATACTACGACAGGGATTACTCCCTGTCTAAGATCACGACAGAAAGTTACGTACGATCACCTCTGTTCGAGGTCATCGGCGTCGGCGTCAAGGTCAACGACGGGCCAGTGGATACCTACACCGGGGACAACCCGGGCAAGTTCCTCAAGTCGCTCGACTACAGCGACAAGGCGATCCTCTGCCACAACACCCTGTTCGACGGCGCCATCCTGTCGTGGCACTTCGGTATCAAGCCCAAGCTCTGGCTCGACACGCTATCCATGGCACGACCCAAGCACCAGTCCACTGTGGGTGGTAGCCTCAAGGCATTGGCCCAGCACTATGAGTTGGGCCAGAAGGGCGAGGAGGTCATCCTCGCGATCGGCAAACGGCGCAGGGACTTCGGCTCTGCAGAACTTGCGGCCTACATGAGGTACTGCGCCAACGACGTGGACCTGACCTACGCCCTGTTCAAGAAGCTGCGCAAAGGGTTCCCGGTATCTGAGCTCCGGATCATCGACAGCACGCTCCGGATGTACACCGAGCCGACGGTGGAGCTGGACGTGGACAAGCTGGAGGCACACCTTGTAGTGGTGCAGGCAGAGAAGCAGGCCCTGCTCGACACCCTTGGAGGCAAGGGCAAGGACATCCTCATGTCCAACGACAAGTTCGCCAAGCTGCTGCGCCGCTGCGGGGTAGAGCCACCAACCAAGATCAGCGGCACCACTGGCAAGGAAGCCTTCGCCTTCGCCAAGACAGACCTCGACTTCCTCGCGCTGCAGGATCACCACAACCCCGTGGTCCAGACGCTGGTGGCCGCCCGCCTCGGGCTCAAGTCCACGCTGGAGGAGACGCGCACCTCCTCCCTGATCGGAGTGGCTGGCCGTGGCCGGCTGCCCATCATGCTCAACTACTATGGCGCGCACACTGGCCGCTTCTCTGGTGGCGACAAGATGAACCTCCAGAACCTGCCCCGTGGTGGTGCGCTGCGCCAAGCCCTTCGGGCCCCCGAGGGGCACAAGATCATCAGCTGTGACAGCAGCCAGATCGAGGCGCGCATGGTGGCCTACCTCGCCGGGCAGAGCGACCTTGTGCAATGGTTCCGCGAGGGGCGGGACGTGTACTCCGAGTTCGCCACGGTCTTCTATGGCCGTAAGGTGACCAAGGCCGACAAGCTGGAGCGCCACGTCGGCAAGTCCGCCATCCTTGGGCTGGGCTACGGCATGTCGGCAGAGAAGTTTCAGCTGACCCTGAAGCGCGGCAAGCCACCTGTGGACATCCCCGAGGAGGACGTCGACCGTCTGGTGCGCACGTACCGTACAGGCTACCACCAGATCGTGAAGCTGTGGGGTGAGTGTGGCTACGCCCTGTCCAGCATGGCGGCTGGGCGCAGGGGGCGGATCGGTAACATCCTGACCTATGACGCCGATGGCATCCTCCTGCCCAACGGCATGCGGCTGCAGTACCACGGGCTCACGGCCGCCACCCGGCAGTTCACCTACATCCAAGACAGGCGCATGTTTGACAGAGCCATGAAGGCTCGGCTGGCCGGCGACCCGAAGGACGCGGACAGCGGCACGATCCCCGGCCAGAGCCGCATCTATGGCGCGATGGTGGCGGAGAACTGTTTGGCTGGCGACACGCAAGTACTTACCCAGCGGGGATGGGTCCCGATTGTGGACGTGCTGACTGATGACCGGCTTTGGGACGGCGTGCAATGGGTGCAGCATGACGGGTTGATTAGTCAAGGCGAACAGTCTACTACCAAACTCGATGGGGTCCGCATGACCCCGGACCATGAGGTCCTAACCGAGAAAGGGTGGCGCCGTGCATCATCGTGCGAAGGACTATACAGGTCAGACTTTTGGTTACCTGACGGGAGTACGGTATCAGGGCACGAACGGTCGCCGTTCGCTGTGGGTATTCCGGTGCATATGCGGGACGGAGGTGACGCGCGTAGCCAGTGGTGTGGAAAAGTGGGCACAGCGTGGCGGGAGTTCCTCGTGTGGCTGCATGATGGCGGCGGCGAACAAGACTCACGGCATGGCCAATCACCCGGCCTACTGGGTATGGCGCTCGATGCGGGACCGGTGCCGGCTACCCTCACACCAAGCGTGGCGCAACTATGGAGCACGCGGGATCAGAGTATGCCCGGAGTGGGATGCCTCCTTCGCGGCGTTCTGGGGGGACATGGGCCCCACCTACCAGTCGGGTCTGACACTGGACCGGAAGGACAACAACGGGGACTACACACCCGGGAACTGTCGCTGGACATCCTACACCGTGCAGGCTGGGAACAGGCGCGGGGCTCTACCCGTGGACCTTACCAGAGCACACAGACTGACGGGCGTGCCGAAGTCGACGTTGTTCTATCGGTGGCAGCGGAACCTGTCTATGACCTCCGCAACGCCGGACCCAACTCTCGCTTCGTGGTCCGAGGTTCTTCGGGACCTTTCGTAGTGCACAACTGCACTCAGGCGCTGGCCCGCATTGTCGTGGCCGAGCAGATGCTGGCGATCAGGGACGCCGGGTATCACGTCGCCTTCCAAGTCCACGACGAGAACGTCTGCATCGTGCCAGAGGATCAGGCCGAGCAGGCGGAGAAGGACATCGTGGCCATCATGTCCACCGCCCCGACTTGGGCGCCCGACCTGCCCGTGGCCTGCGAGGCAGGCACGGCTTACACCTATGGAGACACGTGATGACCACAAAGAAAATCTGCGTCTGCGGCTGGAATGCGGCGGCTGGAAGGTGTCCGTATCCGATTAACTGCAGACCGGCAAAGGGCAAGCCATGACTTGGGCACCCGACCTGCCCGTGGCCTGCGAGGCAGGCACGGCTTACACCTATGGAGACACGTGATGACCACCAAACTTGCCCACTCCTACACCGCCCTCAAGATGTACGAGAACTGCCCCAAGCGGTACTACCACCAGCGCATCACCAAGGAGGTCAAGGACAGCGTCGGCGAAGCCACGGTCTACGGTGAGCGGGTGCACAAGCAGCTGGAGGATGCCCTCAAGGGCACCGCCCCATTGCCTGCAGAGACAGTCGCACTGCAGCCGCTGTGTGATGTGCTCGCGTCGCACGTTGCCAAGGGTGGGGCTACCCTCACGATCGAGCAGGAGTACACCCTGACCAGCGACCTCCAGCCCACCGGCTGGTTCGACGAGGACGCATGGCTGCGGTTCAAGCTGGACGTGCTCATCATCCGGCCGGATGCCAAGGCCATCGTGGTGGACTGGAAGACCGGCAAGCGCCGCCCCGACTTCGACCAGCTGGAGATGTTTGCTCTTGCAACCTTCGCCTTCAACCCGGAGGTCACCGCTGTCACGTCCATGTTTGTATGGACGAAGGAGAACGCGACCGACCGGGAGACGTACAAGCGGGAGCATGCCGACGGGATGTGGACCAAGCTGCTTACCCGGATCAACCGTGTGGAGAAGTCGCTGGAGTCAGGCAACTGGCCGGCCAAGCCGAGCGGGCTGTGCAAGTACTGCCCGTGTAAAGGTTTCTGCGAGTTCGCATCTTGACTGTAAAGTAGAGGGGTGACACCATGGCTACTCCAGAGGGGCGCATCAAGGCAGCGCTCGACAAGATGATGAAGGCTGAGCGGGTGTGGTTTTACCCCCCGCAAGCCGGACCATTTGGTAGTGCAGGTATTCCAGACCGAGTTGCGGTTGTGGAGGGCTTGTTCGTGGGTATCGAGTGTAAAGCTGACGCGACCAAGAAGCCGACAGCACTGCAGATCAAGTGTATGGCAGACATCGAGGCAGCGGGTGGGAAGTGTTTCGTGGTCTACGACAAGGCCACGATTGAGCAGGTAAGGGAATGGATACATGCTTGTCGTCGAGTCCGCGAGGGCCGTAGCCCTCAAACTGAATGACCCCAACAGGGTCCTAGAGTGCATACCCAAGTCGCGGCAACTGCCGTCTGACCCTAATATCGTCGTGATCCCGCACCGTGTGCCGGAGATGCAGCGCCTCAAGGAGCTGGGGTTCAACCCGCCGTCGCCCATCGGCTACCAGTACGACTGGCCCGGGCAGTTCACACCCTACGACCACCAGAAATCCACGGCCGACTTCCTTACTCTGCACAAGCGCTGCCTTGTGCTGAACTCGATTGGCTGCGTGGACGCGGATACGGAGTACCTGTCTCCGACAGGGTGGCAGCGTATTGCCGACTACGAAGGTGGGGCGGTGGCGCAGTACTGGCCAGACACCAAGCGGATTGACTTTGTTGCCGAGCCGCAATTCGTAAAGCTGCCATGCGACACCATGGTCAGGCTGAAGACCCGCTATGGTATCGATCAGATGCTGTCGCCAGAGCACAGGGTGCTGCTGCAGTCCAAGACGAATGCGGCCAAGGTCGAAACTACGACGGCCGTGGAGCTCCTGCACCGCCATGATGCTTGGGTTGGCGGCGACCGGGTGCAGAAGTCCGCAGACCGGGTCGGGTTCTCGGACGCTGCCATCCCTACGACATTCGCCGTGCCGGGCGGGGTCGGGCTGTCGCTGACCGACGCACAGTTGCGTGTGATGGTGGCAGCGATCGCTGATGGGTATATCCCGGAAGGCGGCAACCTTTGCTATGTCCGCGTCAAAAAGCAGCGCAAGAAGGACAGGCTGCGCGACTTGCTGGATGCTGCCCACATCCCGTACAGCTACAGGGAGTGTGCCCCCGAAGGGTTTCACAAGTTGTCCTTCATGCCGCCGCTCAGAACCAAGGTGTTCGGGCCACAATTCTGGCAGGCTACGCTACACCAGCTGCGGGTCATCGCCGATGAAGTGCCGCACTGGGACGGGACTGTGCGGGAGAACAAGCCGCGGGTGGAGTTCTTCACCTCTACCAAGGAGAGCGCGGACTTCGTCCAGTACGCCTTCGCTGCGTGCGGCTACACCGCGCGGCTGCAGACCTACGAGAGGAAGGAACGCAGCGCGATCGAGTACGTGGTGGGCGTGAGTACCACCAAGCGCGGCAGCGTAGGCATTCTAGGGGCCACGGGTGGCCGACGCCTGCGTTCTATGGAGTGCGTCCCATCCACGGACGGCTTCAAGTACTGCTTCATGGTGCCGAGCACGTACCTGATCTTGCGGCGCAACGGGTGCATCTTCGCCACGGGCAACACAGGCAAGACGGTCAGCGCCTTGTGGGCGGCCGACTTCCTCATGAATGCTGGCGTCATCAAGAAGGTGCTGATCCTGTCGCCGCTGTCCACGCTGGAACGTGTGTGGGGCGACGCCGTGTTCAAGGAGTTCTACCACCGTAAGTCGGTCACCCTCTATGGCGATGCCAAGCGGCGCATCAAGATGCTGAACACCGAGGCGGACTTCTACATCATCAACCACGATGGCTTCCCGATCATCGCCAAGGAGGCGCTGGACAAGTTCGACCTCGTCATCATCGACGAGGCAGCGGTCTACAGGAACCCGTCGACCCGGCGGTTCAAACAGTTCTACCGCTGGCTGCAGGTGCAGCCCGACCTGAACCTGTGGCTGATGACCGGCACCCCCACCCCCAACGAGCCGACGGACGCATGGGCACTGGCCAAGCTGGTCAACAGCCCGCACATGTCCAAGAGCTACACAGGTTTCCGAGAGCAGGTCATGACCAAGATCGGCCAGTGGAAGTTTGTGCCCCGCCCGGACAGCGTGGATATTGTGAAGCACGTGCTCCAGCCATCCATCCGCTTCACCCGGGAGGACTGTCTGGACCTGCCGGACACCGTCATCCAGACCCGCAAGGTGGAGATGACCGCAGAGCAGACCAAGCACTACAAGCAGATGGTCAAGCAGCTGGTCACCGAGGTTGCGGGCGGCACGATCACGGCGGTCAACGAGGCGGTCAAGGCGCAGAAGCTCATTCAGATCGCACTGGGCGTGGCCTACGGCGAGCACGGCGAGAGACTGGAGCTGGACTGCGCGCCACGCATCAACGCGGTCAAGGAGGTCATCGAGGAGGCAGGGGAGAAGGTCATCCTGTTCGTCCCGCTGACCGGCACGCTGCGCATGCTGGAGCGTGAGCTGTCCAAGCACTGGACCGTGGCCGTCGTCAACGGTGAGGTGTCGTCATCCAAGCGCAACGACATCTTCCACAACTTTCAGAACGCGCGTGACCCGCGCATACTTATCGCACATCCTGCAACAATGGCGCATGGATTGACCTTGACAGCAGCGTCAACCGTTGTATGGTACGGACCTATAACCAGTAACGAACAGTATGTTCAAGCGAATGGCCGCGTCGAACGCATCGGTAAGAGACATGTGTCGAACGTAGTTCATATAGAAGCAACCGAGGTAGAGCACCGCATCTATGAGCGACTGCAGAATAAGCAGAAGCTACAGGGTGTGCTGCTGGACCTGATAGCCCAGATGGGAAAGGAGTGACATGTCGTTTGAGATCGAGAAGGATGTACCGCTGCCGCAGAAGAACGTGCGGTGGAAGTACCCGTTTGACCAGTTGGAGAAGGGCGACAGCTTCTTCGTCGCCAACAAGGACACCACACAGATGTCCGCACTCTGCAAGCGGGCGAACACGCGCTACGGCGGCCGGTTCGTGACGTCCAAGGCGGAGAAGGGCGACCAGACTGGCGTCCGGGTATGGAGGCTGGAATGAGCTTCACGGTCGAGCAGGTGGTGGAGACTTACCTCAAACTTCGGAGGAAGAAGGAAGCCGTAGAGAACGAGACCAAGGACAAGGTCGCGGACATCAAGGCCAAGATGACGAAGCTGGAGTCGTGGCTGATGCAGAAGGCGGGTGAGGATGGCGTGACATCCTTCAAGACCACCGCCGGCACTGCGTTCGTGACCACCACGGACTTCGCCAATGTCGCTGACTGGGATGCTGTGCTCACGTTCATCAAGGAGAACGATGCGTTCGACATGCTGGAGAAGCGTGTGTCCAAGACCGCGGTCCGGGCACACATGGATGAGACTGGTGACGTCCCGCCGGGCATCACCTATGGCAGCAAGATCGGGATCAACGTCCGCAAGGCGTCGTCCGAAGACTGACTAACCCAAAGCTCAGAGAGGAAACCATGAGCAACATCGTACCAACCAATATCCAAATTCCGGCCCACCTCGCACGTCTGGTAGGCCAACCCTCTGCTCTGTCGGCTGCTCTGGCCGGCGGGCTGGGAGGCGGCGCGGAGTACCCGCGCATCTCCATCAAGGGCTCGCGCTTCCGCATCGTCGAAGGCGGGACCGAGACCGTACTCGAAGACACCAAGCTGTCGGTCGTCGTCGTGGGTGCCAACCCCCGTCTGTCGAAGACGTACTACGCAAAGCAGTGGACCCCCGATGCTGAGCCCGCTTCGCCCGACTGCTACTCCTTGGATGGCGTGCGGCCTGCCGCTGACAGCACCGGCCCCCAGAACGACACCTGCGCCGGCTGCCCCATGAACGCTTGGGGTTCCAAGATCACGCCGATGGGTCAGCAGATCAAAGCCTGCGCTGACCAGAAGCGTCTGGCTGTCGTCGCCTCGAACGACCCGACCGGGCCGGTGTACCTGCTGCAGATCACCCCTGCTGCGCTCAAGGGTCTGGCATCCTACCAGAAGGAGCTGTCGGTCCGTGGCATCCCGGTTGAGGCGGTCAAGACTGTCGTGACCTTCGACACTGATGCCAGCTTCCCCAAGCTTGCGTTCAAGTTCGGCGGCTTCCTTGAGGCGGACGAGTACTCTGCAGTGGAGGAGCTGTTCGGGTCAGACAAGGTGATGGAGATCACGGGCGAGAAGGTCGCTGCCGCCCCCGAGGAGGAAGCCCCGGCACCCAAGCCGAAGGCAGCTCCGAAGGCCGCCGCCAAGGTCGCGCCCCCACCAGAGCCGGAGCCGGAGCGGGAAGAAGCGCCTGCACCCAAGCGTGGGTTCGGTGCCAAGGCAGCACCGGCTGCAGTGGAGAAGGCAGAAGCCCCGGCACCCAAGCCGAAGGCAGCCGCCAAGCCCGCCGCCAAGCCCGCTGCAGCAGCACCCAAGGTGGAGAAGGGGGCAACATCTCTGGCGGACGAGATCGCGTCCCTGATGGAGGATATGGATGCAGACGACTGAGCCTAAGGGGGTCACGTTCGAGAAGATCGACGCGCTCCGTAGGCACATGCTCCTCACGCATACTCAGATGGCAAGGTTACTCGGTATATCCCGGGTAACCTACTACAACTGGAAAAGTGTGGGGCGCCCAGCCGAGCGGACCGTCACCAAGACGCGGGCTATTTTGAAAGACCTTCTGCGTGTTATGGTGGAACACGCGTGGCCGACGCCCGCCGTCGTGGCAATGGATCAGGACGACCGGCTCATTGAGCTACAAAAACTGATCCGGGTAGTGTAGGGATGGGGGCTCGGGCCCCCATTCAACCGAGCAGGGTAGGGAAATGGACACAACAGAGTTCTTCGGCCG